ATTCATCGTTATCTTTATGAAACTTTCCTAAACCCGATAGATGAACTAACATTCCATCTTCAACTGGTTTCTTTAGATAGTATTCTAATCTACCTCTTTGAGTTGATAAATCTGAATTCTCTTTTAACAATTCATCTTTAGTTGATTTAAAGTTACTATCTTTCCACTTCTGTTTGAGTTGTCCAAGTTTAGCGCCAATCTCTGGACCTGGTTTCATACCTTTAGCAATCAAGTCAGCACCTGTTACCGGAAAGTTTGGAACTTCTGCGTCTATATTTACATCTTTACCTTGTAGAGACGCTAATGCTGTAATTAAAGCCTTATCAACACCATCAGCAATCATATCTTCTACTTTCTTTTGGTCAAGAGAATTGTTTTTATTCTTAACTAGAAAGTCTAACATAGTTGCTTGAACTTTACTTAGTTTCCAACGCTTTGCTATATCTATTGTGTTGCCTGTCTGTGCTAATGCAACGATAGGGTTTCCGTTATCTTTTACTTTATTCAAGTCATTAGTTGACAATCCTATAACTTTACTAACACCAGTCTTAGTCATATAATCTAATATATTTGCGACATTATTGCCTGCAAGAACTTTTCCCATTTCTTGCCATACTCTTTCAGCACTTATCTGTTGTAAACCTTTTACATTTGAACTGATTGCTTTTAGAGTATCTTTGTCCCAAGTAGGTGTTGATAATCTACCTTGAAATCTAAAGTATCTTAATATTCTTAAATAGTCTTCTGTGATTCTTTCTTCTGGGTCACCAACAAACTTACTGACTTTATCTTGTAAATCATCCATACCACCGAAATAGTCAAATACATTACCTTCCATATCCATGCTCATAGCATTGTATGTTAGGTCTCTGCGTTTAGCATCTTCTTCCCAACTCTTAACAAACTCAACTTCAGCGTGTCTGCCATCAGTTTCTTTGTCTGCTCTTAGTGTTGTGATTTCGTATGGTTCGTTGTCTAAGATTGCAGTAATAGTGCCGTGTTCTAATCCAGAAGGTATATGTCTGATATCTGCTTTATCAAGTATAGCCATCATTTCATCTGGTGTAGCATCAGTTGCCAAGTCAATATCTTTTGGTGTTTTATCTAAAGCAAGGTCACGAACTGCTCCGCCAACTACTCTTAATTCATAGTTGTTACTCTTAAAAACTTTATCTAGTTTTTTAATAGGCGAAGTTATTACAGACTTTACGTCTAGTAATTCTTCGTGTAATATGACTTCATTAATTCTCATATCTGTATTTATCAGTTATGTTAATGGCGCCCATAAAAAACCCCTCACTGATGGAGGGGTTTTAAACTAAACTCTCTAGTTTATATTATAATGTTTCGCCAGTATTTCTGATACGAAGTGGGATGTAAATGAACTCAACTGCTTTTGCTGGTTGAATTGCGACATCTACCCATAGTTCGTTTCTGTCAATTCTTGCTGGTGTGTTATTTGAGTCATCACACACTACTAAGAAGTCATATAAACCTCTTTGAGTAACAAGGTTGCCACAGAATCTTTCTACTGCATCTCTCATATTATCTCTTGTAATCTTATCGTTTTGTTCAAATAAGAATGCACGAGATAATTGGTCTAAGTTGTGACGCATATAGTTTGTCAAACGAGCAACATTAACTCTATCTAAAGCACTAGCAGTCGCTTGTGTAGTCTTCTGACCATATACTGCCATTCCTGTTGATGGGAAATCTGCGATTGGGTTAATACGCTGTCCATAAAGAACATCACGCTGACCTTCGCTAAGTTGAACTTTAACAAACTCATCTTCTGAGTTGATATAACCAACTTGTGTTGCGTTTGAAACTACACCACGAGTAAGACCCGCTGGAGCAAACCACGGATATGAAACTTGGTCTGAGAACGCAATTGTTCTAAGTGCAACTGCTGATGAAGGAATAACTACATCATTGCCAGATAAGTCACTTGATAAACCGTGTGGATAATACATTGCCGCGTATGTTTCTGCTGGAACATTTGCTGAAGCCCAGTTTTTCAATGAAGTCGAATCTGACTTCAATGTCATAGGCGTATCACCGATTACAAATGCGATTTCTTTCTTGTCTTTGTTCAATGTAATCATTTCATCCATCAACTCAAAGTATCCTGGAGCACCAATTAGATTGAAATAAACTGCTTCTGAACGGATTCCATCGTTTGAAGAAATTGCTGATTGCATTGCTTCAACTACCATATGTCTCTGTGCGTCTGGTCCAAACTTACCTGAACCATCTGTGTTAACACCAGAAGCCCATTCCCACTTACCGCTTGTATATTTCTTAACATTGTAAGTAGAGTAATCCATGTTAATCATCAGAATATTTTCTGGATGTAAGTCTGGATTCGCTGTTGAGGCGTGTGCTGTTCTGTTTGTTGCTACACCGTTTGCATCATATGGTGCATCGTGTGAGTAATGACTGAATACTAGTCCTGCTGTAGATGACTGGTCTGCATTGTCTAACTTGACCCATGCTGAACCTGACCAACGATATACTGTTGCATAAGGGACTGCATCACCGTCTACCCAAATGTCACCTGCAACTAGAGAAGATGTACCATCTTTTCGTTTTGTAGGAGCACCTGAAACTAGTTGACATTCACTTGGTGCAAGACTGTTTGTGTCTTCTGACCACGCATATTTCTGCCATTCCATAGTACCACCGTTGTTAACATTTTTCATTATTTCAATGTTAAGTGATGAACTAAACCATAGTGTACCTTCTGCAATTGTGCCTGTGATTTGTGTATTACTTGCTTGATAAGATAATGCTTCATAAACTGATTTAGAATTATCGTCTGCTGTGAAACCAACTGCCGCTTTACCTGAAGTGAAAACGATGTTTAATTCTTTACCATCTGTCTTAGTGAAACGAATTTTATCTGTTCCAACTTTCTCAATACTAACATTTGCTGTATTCAATGGAGCACTTGCTTGTAGAGATGTGATTAACGCATCTAATGTAACTGCACTAGGTGAAAATGCTGTGCCTTCTACTGTGAATGCCGCTGTAATACTTGATGTACTTGGAACTGCACCTGAAGTGATAACTGTTGATGTTGCACCTGTGTGTCTTCTTAATTCCCAGAAACCTAATCCGTCAGCCGCTGTGTTATATTTAACATAAACATCACCTAAGTCATTATTCAATGCTTGGGCTGTATCGTCTGATGTATGAATTGGTGCTTGTATTGATGTAAACAAGCCAGAAGTAGAATTATAAGATGATAAGTCAACATCTAATCCTCCGCCTGCTGTTGCTAAACGAACATACATATCGCCGGCTACTTGTGCTGTGCCGTCTGATTGTGTTGTTGGAGCAAACATAGAGAATTGGAAGTCTGATGAACCTGTGTCACCACATACAACCCAACCGTTTGAAACTGTTTTTTCATAATATGTAACTTTAGCAGTAGATGTAACAACTGCAAAATCTCCAACAGAACCGTGTGTTGCAACTGGGTCTGCAAAGCCTGATGCGTTTACTGTTTCTACTAAGCCTGTTCCCGGTGTGTCAGTTAAAACTGAAACTGTTTGGGCTGCCCAAGCAGTACCTGACCACTTGAATAATCCGAAATCTGTTTTTGAAGTATCATGCCAATGTGTTCCGTTAGTGATAACACCTGCTGGTGCTGTCGAGGATGCTTCTAGTTGAGACAAATCAACATCTGCACGAATAACATAAGCGTTGTTTGAAACACCTAGATATTGGTATGCCGCTAATAGACCGTATTCGCTTGTTTCAGCGCCTTGAACAACTGAACCGCCAACTTCATAAAATTTTGGTTCGCCGAATGTTTCGACTAACTCTCTTTGAGATGATACTAAGTAGGCAACACCGGCATTTGCTGGAACTGTTCCAGGGGCCGTTGCACTTCCTGATGCATCTGCTTTGTTACTTGCTGTCGCAATAACTAATAATGGTAGGGTACCTTGAGTGGCTGCCGCATATTGCGACTCGTCACTAACTGTTACTGATACACCTGGTGATACTAATGTAGCCATAGTATTTTCTCCTTGGTTGATTTAATTACTAAGTTATGTTACTTGTATTTAGTCAAAAACACGAAAAAACACTGTTTTAAGAGTTAACTACGCAGACAACCTATCCGAAACTTTACTATATAAGGACTCTATAGTATCGTTGTTGTATAGTATAAAATTGAACTCATCATTAGTTCCTATCCATCTCCATTCACTTTGATGAACATCAGGATAATTGCTTCTCATCAAGTCTGAACCAGTAGTATTATCTAGTATTGCAACTCCCCACCATTCTGGTAGTTCGCCTCGTCTGACATTCCAAACTTCACCGTTTAGAGATTTTATAATTTCTATCTCATTTGCAAATCTTACATCAGGAACTATGTAGTTGTTTTGAGGATTATTGATAATCTCTTGTTTGACTAGACTAACCCAAATACCGTTATAGAATCCATTACGCATACAGTCAGTACCGAACTCTTGTAGAACAAGTCTAGGTGTTATTTCTCTGCCAGTTTCGTTAGTCCAAAATTCATCAACAGTTTCACGCCACTCTCTACTCTCTACAGTGTCGCCTTCTAGCATAGCACGGTCCCAACCGAACACAGTTGCAACGCCATCTTTGAGTTTATCTGCAAAACTTAATTTAATGTAATTATGTTCTTCAACTAGAACATCGGCGACTGTGCCTTTACCTGAACTGATTAGTCCTGTGATACCGATTATCATTTGATTGTTTCTCATTGTCATTTTGTAATACTTTATTATATCACAAAAAATGTCTGGTTGTCAACCGTTTTCTGAGGTTATGTCTCGGGTTTTTAAATCTTTTAGAATAGCGTCTTTCATATCGTCAGTATAATCGAGCCAATCGAATATTTCATTCATATGACGTTTGCATCCGATACAGAAGTTTTTCTCGTTATACTTGCATATGCTCACACAAGGACTTTTAGTGTTGAGTGGATGAAAAGCCACAATTAGCCAATCATAACACCTAGCGGTGCTGAACCATCGATATATAGTTTCAATTCAGTTTCTAATTTTTCTATATCTGCCGCGGCGTCTGCCTTTAAAGTTTCACCATTTAAAGTAACTCCACCTTGTGCGCCGGGAAGTGAAGAGAATTTAGAACGAGCCTCGCCAATCATCTTCTTACAGTATGCTAATGAATAATCTCTCATCCAAGATTTCAAATAAGGGTCTACTAGTAATTGGTCATCCGGTCTTTCTAAGTAAACGTGAAGAAGAACTATTTCATCGGCTCTCAGTTTTCTTAAAAGTTTAATCTTATGAGTATTTGGATTCCAAATAAACTGTATATCAGTTGCCGCAACCCTGTTCAGAGTTTCACGGTACTGAGAGAATAATTCATATGTTGAAATACCACCAACATGATTGTTCATAAAGAAGTATGAGTTTGCATATGCCAATTCAAATGGGTCCATATCAACACCAGCAGATAAACCGTGTCCGAATGAACGATGATGAATTTTCTTTACTTCTGTTATTTCTGCAGGTAGAGAATATTCGTCTACATCTTTCTTAAGTTCAATAGTATAGAAGTCTTCTTCTACTGCATTCTCTGAACGCTGTCTTATCTTATCTAAAGCAATATCAATTGCAAGGTCATAGTGTTCTGGGTCCAATTCAATGTCGACCATTCCGTCGCCAAGCAATAGTCTGATTTGTTTAATTACATCGTTTTTTATTTTATTGCGTTGTTTTGCCATTGTTGACCCTCAAATACGTTTATAGTTAACTACTTGTAACAGTATTTATCAAAAATGGCAAAACAATAGTGTCAACAAAGATACCATTTTGTTCAATCGAAATATGACCATCATCACGCAATGGTAAACCAGTAGATTTCCCCCATTCAAGCATTCCTGAAACAGGCAAAAACTTAGATTTGTCAATCATTTGAAATAGATGGTCTGTTTCATCACAACTATCAGGAAACTTTATCATAGTAGTCATAAAATATTTTATATTGTGCTTTTCCAAAAACCATTGAGTTCTTAAGATATGCTCTAATGATTCTATTAATTTGCCTGTAGAGGAGTGAAAAGTTGAATAATACAATTTGGAGTTTTTTGTTTCCCAATGATGGTTCATTATCTCCCAAGAGTTAGTATAATTATCAATAAAACCTTGTACTCTCTTTGAGATTAATCTAACCTGTTCATCACTAGATGGCAGTAAGGAAAGGTCTGATATATGATTTTCGTGTCTATCCCAACCTGACCATTGTACTGCTACTAATATATCTTCTGGTAAAACACCATTTTGTAATTGATTTTGGATTTCATAAATTACAGCCCTTGAAATTAATCCATTACCTCTACTCGTTTTTGCTTTGTTTATTAAAGTGTAGTCAGGCAAATGTGTCATAAACAATTGAGGCCACTCTCTGCCACTGTAATCTGGCGCAGAGAAACTACAACCACTAACTATGAACTTCTTTGAACTACCATCAATGGTCATATCAAAAAACTTTGATAATCAGGCTATGGGCATTAAATCTACCATTCATTTTAACTTCGACACTGTTAATAGCAGTAAATTCTTTATTTAATGAACGCTTTGCTATCTTCTTAAACTTGGCTAACTGTTCAATTGGCTTTCTAAGTGTCTTACATACGCTTGTTTTCTCATCAAATCCTTGAATAGTAGTACCTTTGACACTTAATCCTGAACCATCTCTCTTTAGTCCCATAGGGTCGATATTCTGAGCATGGTAAATTCCTAGTTTTCGTGTCTTAGAGTTATATACGATAGCGGCGTTTGCCCCTACTAAGTCTGCTGGATTGACACTAATTGTTTTTGTCTCTGGATGATGGTCAAGATACTTGAAGTTCTTCACTTGCTTTTCAGCACTTATTATCTTCTTCTTACGAGGCTTTCTTGTCACTTTGCCTTTTAATACAATGTTGTCACAAGCATCCATAATAGTCTTGTACATCTTAAACTGGTTCTTTATAGCATCTTTAGATAGATGAGAATATCCTTCTTTAAGTTGTTCGTGTAAATCTTTTTCACGTTCATCCATTTTTTTAGTATTAGGCGGATTTACTAGTTCTGAAAAATCATCAAACTGAGGTTTGTATAAAGACGAAATCATCTTAGCGTGATTTGGTTTTGCACCAACAATCAATAGCATTCTCTGTGGGTCGAATTCTGTTAACATTGATGCTGAACCGTCAAACTGTTCAACAAAATCATCTATTTCATAAGACATCTCTAAAGATTTATTGAATAAAAGTTGTTGAATTGTAGGCTTATACTTAGTAGAAACAATTTCTTGCTCTTCTTTTTTCTCCGCCTTAATTTTGCTACCTTCTGATATAATAACCTCTAGTTCTTTTCTAACAGAAACAGAAGCATCTTGCATAGTTGTCGCTGAGATACCTGGCATAGTTTCAAAATACTCTGAAATACCTTCGTGGTTTTCTGGCATACCCTTTGACAATGCTCTTACATATCCTGCAAGAGTACTCTTAGTTCTCCAGTCTTCGGCTGCCTTATATGACTTGATATCGTCTTTCGTATAGTCATTGGCTTTCATCCAGTCAACTACCCAAGGAATAAAATCTTTTGATTTATAATAGTAACTATACCAATATGGAGTTCTAGCACGTTCTCTGTAGTATTCTTCAGCAGTCCATTTTTCTGAACCTTTCCAATCAGGCTCTAAACCAATAAACGATTCGTCAGAATACATATTCGCTTTTTTATTCTTCTTTTTTCTCATTGTTTTTATAGCCACATTGCCCTCATCTTTTACTTTTATATATCAACATTTAAGAATACTATACAGTAGATGCTTAGTTTTGTCAAGTTTTCCGTCATTTTTTTAATTTACGGGCTGTTTTAGTGTTCTGGTCGAGTTCTCTAATTCTTTTTAAGATATCGACATCAAGTGCATTTATCAGTAAAGCACTTCTAAAATTCTCACTCTTATTTGGCATCGTACTGTGTAAAGTTCTTGCATTATACATCAGTGCATCACCAGGATTTGAAACAAATTGAAATCCATCTCTGACTAACATCTCATCATAGTCACTCTGATTCTCTTCAATATCTTTATAATAATACATTTCATGGTGTGAACCTGGAAGAACACAAGTTGCTCCGTTTTCAAGTGTAAACTTATCTAATGGTATTATGCATTGTACACCAAAAACTTCATCATTTGATATACGAGCATACTCTTCAAATCTATAAGGAGTGTCAATATGTGCCCTAATCTTTGAACTCGCTGGCCTTGTTGTAATACAATCTACTACATGAATATCCCATTCTTTTCCTTGAAAGAAAGTATCAATGTATCTACTTAAGTTATCTACGATGGGCTGCCACATCTCTCTTGGTGGCACTCTAGTCCACCAGACATTGTATTCTCTACCTTTACGATGTTTCCCGTAGTATTCCCCATTTACAGCGTTTCCACGATGTATATTCTCTGGGTTCATTGCCCACATTTTAAACTGTTTAACAGTAAAAGGGGAAATTAACTCTTTTACTGACAAGTATCCTTGATTTTGCATTTATATACCTTCCTAAAACTTTATTTATAATTTTAAAATTATATTACTATATTATATGATAAATACAGTAAGAAGTCAAATTATGGAGAAAAATAGTTATGGCAAGACTTAGCCTATGGAATCCTAAAAAGGGTAACGATTATAAATTTGTTGACAAAACAGTCAAAGCACATTTTGACCACGGCGGAACATCTCTTCTAATTCATAAGTATGTTGGCTCACAAGATAAGACTGCCGCAGACTATGACCCTGCAAATCCGGCGATACAAGATTTGTTATTCTTAGAAAACCGTGATAGAAAGTATGACCCAGACGTGTATGACCTTAGAGGTGTATATACTGTATCTGACCAAGACTTTGAATTATCACAGTTCGGTATGTTCCTAGGTAATGACCAACAAGTGTTTACTCTTCATTTGAATGAGATGGTTAATCAACTAGGTCGTAAAATTATGACTGGTGATGTAATCGAATTACCTCATATGCGTGAAGATATGATGCTAGAAGGAAACGATGGCGAAGACCCAGATGCAGTCAATCAATATTGGGTTGTACAAGAAGCAACAAAAGACGCAGGTGGTTTTGATGCTGGTTGGTGGCCACACATTTGGCGTGTTCGTTGTAAACAACTACAAGATACACAAGAGTATTCAGATATTCTTGGAACTGGTGAAGAAGCAGATGACTTGAAAAACATTTTGTCAACATACAACAAAGAACTTCAAATCACTGATGCTGTTGTACAAGAAGCAGCCGATAATGTCCCTGGAAAATACTGGGACTATAGAACAAACAATTTACAGTATGCTACACAAAGTAATCATCCAGATGATGTAGATTATGCCACAGTGGCATATGGAAAAGAATTTCCAGATTCTCCAGCAACTGACTCGTACTTCTTAAGAACAGATTATACACCATCAAGGTTATTTCAATATAGAGATAGTAAGTGGTACAGAATTAACGATGACGACGGAGCGTGGGAAGTAGGACACGCATTACATAATCAATTTATTAACAATAGTGGAACAGTTAAATTAGATGACGGAACTACTATTACATCAAAAGTCAATCTGTCAAAAGCAGTGAGACCAAAGGTAGACTAATATGGCACAAAATCATTTCTATGACAATCAAGTTCGAAGATACATTCTACAATTTATTAGAATGTTCAGTGGCTTTACAGTTAAAACTGGAAAGAAAATGAATGATGGGACAACTGATTATTATATCAGAGTACCATCCAGATACGGAGATGTATCTCGTATGGCGGCAACTATTCTCAAAGGAAACTCTGAAA